GATCTATTAACTTTAGGGTAAGCCTTTCTATTTTTTTCTTTTTTTTTGTAAATCAGTTATCTCACAACCTAATTTTGTTACATGACCTAAATAAATATTATTATGGTCTGTACAATTACGGAAATGTATTTGAATCAACTTATTATATATAGATTGTTGATTCTCCTTAAGATCAATAATATGATAATACGGATCTTCATCGTAATTAAAATCAGGTATATGCGTGATAACATCTTTATATTTAATAAAGGGCTTAGTACCACAGATTTCTTTCATTGTATTATTTACAAGTGAATGTATCTCCCATTCTGGATCATTATTATAATGACTAATATTTACATTGTCATAGTTAGAATATAATCTTCCTGCTATAACTTTGTCATATAATGTTAATTGATCCTCTTTATTAATATCAAGGCCTAGACCTGTAAGCCATCTTGGTAAAAACCAAGAAATGCCCGAAAGTCTGGGATCATGGAGATGTTTTTTATGTTTATTTATAAATAAATCTGTAAGTGGTATATATAAGTCATTTTCTTCACTTTTGAAATCGGCAACAAATTCGGTATGAATAGGGCCGCAAGTAGAAACAAACTGCTGGAAACTTAGATCAGTTACTTGTTCAGAAGATCTTTGAAGACATTTTAGAAGTCCAAAATTAATAAAAGGTACCTGTTTGAATTTATTGTACATATCAGTATCTTCATTAATTCTTAGGAAAGTACGTGAGTTCATTTCAATAAACTCATCTGTATAAAAAGTCTTTCCTACACTATTTTTAAGACCAACACATCGTAGACATTGTTCCCATAATTCAAAATTATCTAAAGGAAAACAACAGTCATCACCGTTAATATAGGCTTTAAAGTCCTTAATATTAATGTTCTTAGATTGATCGAGTTCACAAACATACCTACACATGGATGCGTTTATTACACATAATGTTACAAAGGATAAAACCTTTCCCATGGGTTGTCCGTCTATTTGAACACCTTCTAAAATTTCATTTTTTGATATAAATCCTGTCACTTTATTATTTAAAAGACTTCTTTTTGCAAGTCGTGACATATTAGGATAATCATCAGTAATACCTGTCTGATCCATGATACAACTTATAGTAAACTTTGAAAATTCACCATATATTTCATTC